TAAATCTAATACGCCTTGATGGAAATCATTAATACTGTCAGTTCCATCATCATTAGCAGTTTTCATAGTAAAAATAGCTCTCACATTGTTTTTCAGAATTTGCATTTGAGCGGTAATAGATTCGTTCTGAATTCTAACCATCTCATCTAGCTCTCCACCAGCATTTGCAGTATCGAGAACTGCCTGTTCAAATTCTTCAGCGTTCTGAACTAAGTGAATAAACGCGGTTGCACCACGTACATTTAAGTCCTGTATAAGAGTTGTTAATAACTCTGTATTGCTAGCTGTTTCAGGACCTACAACAGCCGCAAAGTCTTTAGCAATTTCTGTTAATTGCTTCATTTCGCCTTCAGCATTGAGAATATCAATTCCCATGGTTCGGAAGGCAGCTTGATTATCTTCAGCACTTTCCGCAAATTCTGCTAGTGCCTGTCTTAAACCACGACCTGCAATACCAGCCTCTAAAGCTCTATTAGTCAAGACCTGTAAAGCCCCTAACAATTGGTCAATAGATTGCCCTGTAGAGGTAAAGAAAGGTAGAGCAAACTTAACAGCGCTTGATAAATCTTGATATTCAATAAGAGATTTCTGTATAGCAAAGGCAAATTTATCGGTTAATAGAGCTGCTTGGTCCATTTCCATACCAAAACCAAACAATGTCTGAGCAGTCAGTTTAGAAATAGTATTATGGTCTCCCTGAACAGCCATAGATAACTTTAATGTCTCAGGTAAAATAGACATTGCTTCATGGGCTTCAAGACCTGCCGATGCAAGTTGGTATAAACCTTCTGCACCATTGTGAACCGCTATACCAAATTTGTTACCAAACTCTGTAACAGTGTTTCCTACCCTAAATAACTCGTCATTAGTCAGATTAAACACAGAATTGGCGTTTAATAGCTCTCTTTCGAATTCTATGAGCTCCTGTGTGTTTTGGTTAAGCTTGTACCCTACAACCGTTAAAAGCGACACAGACGTCCTTAAAGCCTCATTGAACTTATTTCGCATTGCATCTGCTGTTCCTAGTACTTTATCTCTAAAATCAGCAGCTTTAGTGTTCAAATCTCCATAGTCGCTTGTTATACCTGTTATTTCATTGTCAATATCTTCAAAATTTTGTTTGATATCTTTTTGTATCTGTAATTCTTCTTGTAATCTACCAAGTTTTTCTCGTTGTTTTTTAGCTTCGCTGGCTTTCTTTTCGCCTTGTTTTTCTAATTCGATAAATTTTTCTTTTTCTATTGTTAATTCTCTTTCACTTTGTGCTATAACTTTTCCTTGATTTCTGATGACTTCGGCTCTACCAGCTGCGTCCATTCTTTGCATATTTGCTGCAATTTGGAGCTGACCTTCCATACCACCCTTACCACCTACTCCACCAAAAAGAGAATCTCTCATTGGTTTAGACAATACGTCTTTTAATTTACCGTAGTGTCCTTTTATTTTATTAAAATTTGTAGCTACACTGTTTGAAGTAGTTTTATTTAATGCTTCTAGATTCCTTTCTAAACGAATACGAACTTCGTTATTCATTTTATCCATAGCAGTAGTAGATTTATTGTTTAACGCTTGTAGACGGGCTGCGTAATCTGTGCTAAGACCACCTCTGTTTTTAGCTAATTGTGCTTGTTTATAAATATCTTCTATACCTTTAGCTAATGCACCACCAGCTTTAGACATAGCCTGTGGACTCGGAACGGCTAAACCTATAGCGACACGCGCTGCAAACAGTTGTCCTGCAAAACCCATTTTATATATCCTTAAACGTTAGTTTTTTACTCTTTCCAATCATATCATGATATCTTCTTTGCGTTTCTAAATACCTCGTGTAATTAGTTCTTACTTGAGGGTTCTCCTTTGCCATTTCACTGACTTGTTTGTCCGTATAACCATCCATTGAATGGTATACTCTGTATTCATTGTACGCACTAAGTAAACCTCTCAGTTCGTGTTTGGGCGTATTCTTGATTTCACTCCAACTCATCCCTAAATGTTCCATTAGGGGCATATATATCAATACCGCATCAGGCGTGTCCAGCATCAGTCGCGAAAATTTTCTGCGGCTTCTTCCTCGACACCTAATATTTTATTAGATATTGCATACCGAAGTGTTGTTGGGAGTAGTCCCCACTGTTCTTCAGTTATTATTGGACCTTCTGGGTCTTTTTCATTTGCTTTTAATATCATTTTTAAAACTCGCTGATTACCAAGTTCTTGATACTTTAACATTTTCTCTTCTTCTGGTAAACTATCTGATATACCAGTGAACTTAGGTTCTTCTTTTTCTGCCAATTCACAAAAATGAAAGTGAACCATTCCATCTCTATACTCTACTTCTTCGTTTTGCACTTCATCAGTGAGTGCTACTAATTCATCCATCGACCAAATTTTCTTTTCTGTCATTTTTTTATCTCCTGAAGGGGGCTCATGCCCCCCTCAAATTAATTATTATATCTATAAGTCGCCAATATCTGTTTCGGTGGTATATCTAGCACCGCTAATAACAGGTGTGACCATAGACATTAGTTCTAAAGTTTCTTCGGAAGTGCCATCTGCGCTCATAGTAACGGTATGACCAGCTACTACACAATTAGGAATAGTCATTACTTCACTAGTTCCTGACAATTGCACAAAGACCCTATAACCATACTCTACAGTAGGCTCTGCGAGACCACTATTTATAGAAGTATCGTTTACACTTGTACCGGTTAAACCATATCTTAGCTTATCAAAGACTAAATCATACAAGTCATCGCTCTTTTTTCTAGTTAGAGTGATGCTAGTTTCTTTTTTGATTTCGGCTTTTAAAGCTGTCCTCATACCAAAGTAGGTTATGTCTTCATCCATAGCTCCTATACTTAAGTCTACAGCTGTTAAATCAGTCTGTTCGGTTTGGCAAGAGGCAGTTGCATTCAGTTTACCAGCAAAAGTTCCCGAGGCAGCATTAGTTACACTTCCAGCACCAGCCGTGGTTGTGACAGGGGAAACACCGAGAGTTGTATTTTCTGTTGAAAAATAAACAGATACATCTTTTCCTAAGTAAAATGCCATATCTAGAAGTCTCCTGTTGCTGTTAGTGTTTTATTTAATTCATCACCAGATAATCCGTAGACTACTGGTTGATAAGAAGTAAATTCTAATGTCTCTTCTTGAACGCCGTCAGCGTTAAGCGTAGTTGTGTAAGCAGTTAAACAACAGTTTTTGACACACATAACTTCTTCGTTACCTGTGTTTCCTGCTGTTCCAGTCTTAAATTGTAAACTTACTCTGTAACCATAACATGAAAAATCACCTGAACCATCTTTGATTTCCTTAGGGTTTACTAATCCAGTACCAAGACCAGTATTATTATTACCCATACCAAATCTTGCTTTATTACCTGTACTATCTCCGTTATAAATTAAATCCCAAAGATTGTTGTTTTTCTTTCTTGTTAAGGATACTGTGTATTCCTTTTTGATTTCAACCTTACCCGGTTGAGTCTGTCCCATAAAAGAAGTGTCTTCATCCATGGTTCCTAGTGCTACATCTACTCCAACAATATCTGCATATGGAGTATAGTTAGTTAAAGCTACTGCTGCGTTCATGTCATCTGCAAACAAATTTGTTATGTCACTAGAAGGGTCTCCTAGTTTGATAATTGGAGCTACAGCGGCACTTCCTGAAGTACCAATTGCTTTATTAGTTACAGCAGTTTCAGTTGTAATGTAAACATTAACATCTCTGCCTAGAAAGTAAGCCATTAGAATTCACCTCCTTTCGTTATTTTATTGTGGGTATATACCATTTTTTCACCTTTTGTTTTTTTTGTGTCGACTTTCAGTACGTTACACTTCACTCGTTACCTTTAAATTAACTCGTCTTACTATATAAAGCTTTTGCTTAATACTGATTAGCTCCTCCCTGTCTGAAAGCAGCAACACCAGCTCTACGCGAAGTTACTAAAGGAGATATAGAAAAGTTATAACCAGTCTCTGTCATACCCGTTCCTCTCCATGTATCGTCCATTACATCACTCCACACACCCAATAGATGTTTGCGTGGATTTCCTTTGTCATCTCCAAATATCCATTCGCTAGAAATAGTAGTTCCTTGTCTATTACCAACTGGACCGGGACCAACTGCACGATACCAATCTTTTGTTAAATCATTACTTTGTTGTAATAATGCTTGATACCAATTAGCAAATGCCTGAGTAGATTGAGGGTTATTATAATAGTCATTGATTTGTTGCCTTAGGTTTTCGGCTATTTGTGTAGTAGTTAAATGTATTTTTCCTCCAGTTCCTGCTATATTGAGTTGTATATTATTAAAAAAATCTAAAGCCAGACCAGCTGTAGAAAATTCTCCTGTTCTTTCTACCCTATCTAATGTAGAAACTGATACAGCATTAGCTTCGTTGTGAGCTAAAAAAGCGATTTCTGAAATTAACGTTGCACCTACTGAGTTTTGGCTTAACATCCAATCAGTAAAAGCATTTATAACATTTCCATCTAAAGCAGCTACAACTGCTACATTATCGCTATCAAAACCAATCTGAGGCATACCATTTTCATACAGTGGATAAAATGTAGCAAAACCAATAGTACTTGGTGTTAAGGTAACTTGATAAACATGCCTGATAGGCTCTAATGCTCTACCTGCACTGTCCATCATACTTTGACTTCTACCCACTCTATTTAAAAACTGTCTCATATCATAAGCGGGAGTGCCTCTAGTTGCAGAAGAAAACATACCTTTAGCCATTTCAAAGTCTCTGCCTGACATCGTAGCATTGTAACCAAAAGAAGTCCATTCATTAGCTATACGTGCGTTCCATTCATTTATATTTTGTTGAATGTGTGTAGTCCATGTAGACACAGCACTTGCTAAATTTGTTTCTGAAGTATCTACTTGTGCTAAAATCTTATGGCTAGCACTACCACCTGCATCTCTAGCAACTTCAGCACTTTGTATATTTAGATTTTGTGGTAATTCTGATTGAATAAACCTTCTAAAGGAATCATGCTCTTCTAAAAATATATCGAAATCCTGAGACCGACCAAAGTCACCCGACCTATCAAATGCTTGACCTGATTGGTCATCATTACCTTCAAGTGCTGAATATAAATTACTTAGCATACCTATTTCAATTTCATCTCTTATACGACTATTTAGAGCAACAGAACCGGGACGAGCACTTGCACTATCTAATAACTCTTGAAGTTGTTGTCCCATTATGTTTGAAGAAGCTTGACCAGCAATACCTCTAGCAGAAGCAAGCGCAACATCTTCTCTCGGCATCATAGCACTCATTATACGTGTACGACCTGCTCCTTTACCTTGATAAATCTGTCTTCTTAAAACATAAGGATATCCATCACGTTCATTATCACCCAAAGAAGAATCATCTTGAGGAGATAAATCGAAATAACCCTCACTTGAAGCTCCAGCTACTGTAGGTGTAGTACCTCTCAGTTGCATTGCATAAGCTTGTGTAAAGGGTAAGTAGGGTTGAAAACCAACTGAGATGCTTCTGAATACATTTTGTTCACCAAACTGCTCAATCATTCTGACATTAGGCATTTATCACGACCGTGTGTTTTTGAATACTATAACCATTGAAGCAACTGCTACCCAATGTTCTAATTTAGGGTCATATCCTATATCTTTAAAACCACTAAAATGTCTCTCATCTACTTCAGTATCAGTAGTACTAAAATCAGTATCCATAAGTATATTAGCGCTATTAAGCATGAGATAATTAATCAAACGTCTCTGTTTATACTTAGTAGAGCCCCCTGTAGGAGTTAAAGAGCAATCTCTATCTACGATAAGATATATATTAAAGCCTACTCCATAGAGCTCCCCTATCTGCTCAGTAGGGCTTGTTCCATATGTTAACCTTTGTCCCATAAATTGAGTTTCTATTCCATTAGCTACCATTTCTGTAATTATTGCTGGATACTTAGTTTGGTCTGTGGTTGGAAATTGCCCAAATACTGTTACATCAGTACCGTCAGCAGCCCATGCATTAGCGGTGCCTTTAGTACCACCAGTTATTTTGTTATATTGTCCTGCTCTCAGTTGGTCTATAAGTTTTCTCTCTACGTTATTAAGGTGGTCTGGAGGTGCCATTATTCAGCTCGCCTCCTTGCGTCATCGCGTCCTGCGGTTCTAACGCAATTAAAAATAATATATCCATCAGTCATGTCTTTTAAAGAATGGACGTGCCATGATACTGATTTGTAATACTCTATATCTTTTATTTGTAACGTATCTGTGTTGTCTGCGTTGTATTCTATCCTGAAAATTCTTAGGTCGTTTTCATAATCAAACGAAATCCCTGTAGTAACTGGTACATTATAACGTGTCCCTGTTTGATAAATACTTGTTGCAGAAGTACCTGACACAAATGGTACATCTACTGTAAGCCAATTGTTATCCAGTAACACAAAATTATCATTATCCCAGTTAACTCTAAATGCTGAATTAGTACCACCATGATAAGACCTGATAGCTTTTAATTCTACACTACCGCTACCTCTTATCTTAAATCTTAATCTATCTGCTTCTAAAGTATTTTTAGCAGTAGTTTGGTAAAGTAAATTGCCATCACCAGTGGCAGTTAAAGTTAAACTCTCTCCGTCACTAGCAACTGAGCCAGTACCTGTCCAATTTGTGGTACCAGTGGTAGGGACTGAAAATATTGTTCTATAATTCGTAATTAGTCTATCCCATCCTTCTATTTCATTAAATTGTGCTGTACCAGTAAAATTACCTTGGTCAAAATTAGGATAGTTTTTTATAGTATTTATATTAGGAGTATAAATTCTTGCTGCTCCAACTATATTGTTACCAGCTCTCTCTTGTTGATAATCTGCTGTAACGGCAGGTCTAATAATTGCAGGTAAATCTGGAAGTAATAGTTCTGGTGCAGCTTCATCACCATCAGGTACTCCATAAGCATCTGTTTCGTAAATAGGTAAACGATGATATGTTACATATTGAGCTTGTTCGCTCCTGTATCTCAATGCGCGAAAGATGCGGTTCATATTCAAAGCACCCGGACGGATACCTTGTGAACCAATCAACCCCGGCATTATTATTCTCCCGTACCTCTTGGCCTTGGATACATATCTTTAGTAGAGTCGACACCAGTAACGTTTTTATCCCAATTAACTTTTCCAAGATATGGGTCTGCATTGTAGGTTGTAGTCTTAATGCTAAGACTTTGTTTCATTACTAGTTGTTGTTCTGCTAGTTCTTTAAAATGAATGAATTGGTCTCCTTCATAGTATACAGCTAAATCTCCGACTTGTATTCTTTCTATACCCATACCATTTTGAGCAATAGATGCTAAATAACAAGTGTAGTAAGCTACTGCATTATCATAAGCAGCGGCAGCTGTGGCTACATCATATGCTGTACCAATTTGTTCTTCAAACCATTCTGTTGAAATGCTAATTAAAATATCTAGCGTATCATTATCTAATTCTTCTTGCTCTATTCCAGCTAAGAGTCTAATTCTATCTCTCAGTCCAGCGAGCGTTGTTATACTTGTTATTGCCATTTTACATCATCCCCATTGCACCTGCTCCACCAGCAGCAGTGACAGCTATACCTACCCACCATCTCATTTGGCGGCGTAAATCGTTCTCCCACATTTCGTGATGAGCTAAGTGATTCGTAAAGAGAGTTTCGAATTTATCCATTTTAGTAAAAACGGTCTTGACGCGTTCGTCTATGCGAATCAATAGTTCTTTATCTGTTGTATCCATATATAAACCTTTCCTTATGAGTTAATCAACTCCGTGTTTTTATCTAAATCTCTAGTAAGAGTTACATCTCTATCATCAGCAGTGTCTGCATCCAATTGTTGAGCGTGGTCAATAGTAGGGAAATATTGATGTATATCTCCCGTACAATTTATAACTTGGCCTGTAACCTTTAATTCTTCGTTTGTAACGTCTAGGTTTTCTATTTTACCTACAACTGCGAAGTTGTTTTGAGATTTGAAAGTAGATTTACCACCTACACCAGTTACAGTAGCACCCGGTCCTGCTGTAAATACAGACAAAGAAGTAGTGTCACTTAATCCTTGAGCATGAGTGAATATCAAACTACCTGCTCCCATATTTAATCCCCCGGTGTTATGGAAAAGAGCATTGTAAGTTGTAATTGTATAATCTCCAGAATTCACTACACTCTGATGTGGTCTAAAGTAACCTGTACAAGTCATATCACCTGCTAATGTCGAATTAGTAGTAGCAATCCAATATTTCCAAGTTGCAGCTGGTACTGCTGTACTACTCTCCCAATAACAAAGATACCAATTACTCCAATCACTACCAGCACTTACAGTTGAAGAGCCTCTCATTGTCCACGTAGGGTTACCACTTGAACTAGCAGTACCTCCTCCGTGTGTCAAAGTTCCGAAAAATCTTATATCACTAGACCCAGCTAAAATTGAAAGGTTTGTTGTTTTACCAGATGCTGCTACCTTTAAATTATTGAATGATGTTACACCACCAGCTAAACCAATAGTACCATCACCAGTCATGTCAATAGTAGAAGTGCCATAGGTAAATGTTCCTGCTCCTACCCAATTTGGTGCAGCTCCAGCATTAGCTAGTACACCATCTCTCGATGTAGTTCCTTCTTTATTAGCGACTTTGTCTCCAGCACCACCTGTACCTTCATCGAATTGATACATAACTTGTAACCCAGTTGTGCTAGCCATATTCCCGTGCGTGTTAAACATATCAGCTCTAAGTTGTGCAGGTGTTCTTGCAGTGTTAAATATACGATACATATAGAACTGACCTTTAAATCCCATATAGTTTGACCTAATAGTATCTTTAGCAGTAGTTTGCCAACTGATTCCTAAATCGGGGTCTGCCCCTACAGTTCCTAAATCAATTCCAGTTCCTAATGTGTTTTGACCAACTAATTTACCATCGTGATAAATTTGTAACAAGTTTTCACTGTCATCAAATACTAAAGCAATATGATTCATTTTACCAATATTAACTGAAAAGTTAATTGATTGATTATTTTCGTGTGAATTAAAATTAAAGGTATCATTAAGCATATGGTCAAGCTGCCATCGGTTTGTCTGACCGCCTACATAACCGTTAATGACTCCTGCTATTTTAGCATCTCCAGATTTACTTTCAGGATTAATCCACATTTCAAAAGTTGCATCTGAATTTTGTAAATTTGACAAATCATACGGAACATCTAAAAATGTAAAGGGTGATGTAGTTGCTGTGCTGCCATCAAAATCAAGGCCACTCTTACCAATAAGACCACCACTGGTAGTAAAATCTCCTGACATTGTAATTGTATGTGTATTACCATCTAACTCTGCACCTGTAGCAGTAGTTACATTCACTAAAGGAGTTCCTGATGCTAGGTTATTTCCTACGTCTAATTTACCTGCACCTACTATAATATTATCAGCAGCGTGACCGTGCGCACTGTTAGAGATAGTTCCACCATTTAACATCCAATTTGTAATAGTTGAACTTGTTAATGTATGTGTATGACCGTCTCCAGTCTCTATAAGATTCATATTGCCTGAAGTGGTTGACGAGGTGTTTACCGAATCTGCTACAACTAGAGCATTAGTTCCACAAGCAAGAGTTCCTGTACTAGTTAACAATCCAGTGAACTCAACTGTCA